TTAACATCCAAACATGGGTGGAACCGACCACAGAGTGTCAAAATTGGTCACGGACAGTTCTTAATATGAACAGAGCCATAAAACATTCAATCTACGAATCCTTAGATAAAGAGTTATTTGATGATAAATTTATAGTGGATTTAGATTTAAGGTCCAGCGGACTAAATCAAGGTAAAAAATCTTTTATGAATTTAGAGATTAATTTCTTTTTGAATCATGAAGGGCATGACTTTAAATCAAAAGAAATTAAAGAGTCTCTTAAAGATATTACTACTAGAATTTTTTACGAAAACTTTATAGGTAACAATTACTTTAACTTTTATCTAACTAAAAAAATCAAAACAAACGATGAGATGCTACAATTAGAGAATGTTTAATATTTATATAAAACCTTTGGTGGTTATAAATGAAAATTTGTGGTAAAAAAATGGATAATTTAAAAATTAATATTAATAACGAGTTGAATAAAAAATCAATTCTTGTTGAATACGATGCGGGATATATTAATCCAAATGACAATCGTAACGAAAAGTTAATTAGAGAATCTAAAGGTAATATGTTAGACCATTCTAAACCATTTGAATTTTATGCGGTATTACAAAAATATAACACCCCAAATAGAAATGGTAGAATATATCCTGAACGTATTTTAAAAAGAGAAGCGGAAAACTATAAAAAAATGATAGAAAAAGGTACAGCTCTTTCAGAGTTAAATCATCCTGAATCATCATTAATTGACTTAGATAGAGTATCTCACGCAATAAATGAAATATGGTGGGAAGGACCTATATTAATGGGTAAGATACAATTACTCACTTCACCAGGATTCCACGAAAGAGGTATTGTATCAACTAAAGGAGATTTGGCGGCTAACTACCTAAGACAAGGTGTTACCTTAGGAATTTCTTCAAGAGGGGTGGGTTCCCTTAAAAAAGTTGGTGAACAGAATGAAGTACAAGAAGATTTTGAATTAATCTGTTTTGACTTAGTATCATCACCATCAACACCTGGAGCATACTTATTCCAAAATCCTGAAGATAGATTTAACTTTGATGAGAACTTGGAAGAAGAGAAAAAAATGTCGGTAGAAAGAAATGTTGGTGAAAATGGTAACAAATCACTTGACTTAATGAGAAAATTAACCGATTATTTAGGAAATTAAAAAAATTTATAACATGGACGAAAAGTATTTTATTGCAAAAATCACAACCGATATGATTGATGAAAAATCGGGAAAACTTAAAAAATTAAGAGAAGAAAAATTAGTAAAAGGTTATAACCCTACTGATGTTGAGGCCAAAGTAACTAAAGTTTACGAAAACTACACACAGGATTGGAGATTAACGGCAATTGTTGAAAGTAAAATTGATGAGGTGATAGAATAAAATTTTCACATTTCGATAATAATAAAAAGGGGGCATTAGTCCCCTTTTTTGTTTTTTTTAAAAATGACACTATTTATAATAAATTAAAAACCAATTATTAAATTAGTTTAATTAAAACTTTTTTAACATTGGGGATATTTATATAGTAAATTAAAAACATACAAATGGCAAAAGAAAAATCTTTAGTTGAAGAAGCAATCATCCAAATGAAAAATTTAGAGGATGCAGTTGCTGAAAATGCAAAAGGAATACTTGCTTCAACTATGAAGCAAGAAATCAAAGAACTAGTAAAAGAGTCTCTGACTGAACAAGAAGATGAGATTGAAACAGACATTGAAATGGACGAACCTGAAATGGAAGACGATATGTCTGACGAAGAAGGGTTGGACTTGGATATGGATAATTTAGATATGGATGATGAAGATTCTATGGATGATGAAGATTCTATGGATGACGACGAAACTATTGACCTTACTGACGTTGATGACGAGGATGAAATCTTACGTGTATTCAGCTTAATGGGTCCTGAAGATAATATCGTGGTTACCAAAGATAATTCAGGTAATATCAATCTTAAAGATTCTGAAAAAGAGTATATGATTGTCGGAGAAGGTGACGAATACCTTGATGAAACAGAAATGTTCGAAATGGATGATATGTCAGATTTTGGCATGGAAGACGAAGACGAAGACGAAGACGACATTAATAGCATCATCGATAAAGTATTTAACACTAACGAAGAAGAAGAAATGGATTTTGGAATGAACGAACCTAAAATGGACAGTGAAGAAATTGTTTATGAAATAGAATTTGACGGAGATGAAACTGATTTTACCGGAGAGGGTAGTTACGACGAAGAAGAAGAAATGGACAGTGAAGAAATTGTTTATGAAATTGACTTTGACGGAGACGAAATTGAATTTGACGGAGATGAATTTGAATTTAACGAAGAAGGAGACGGTGAAGAAGACATGGGTCTATACGACGATGATGAACCTGTAATGGAATCTAAAAAAATGTCAATCAAACCTAAAGGTGTCGGAATTGGAAATCCAAATAAGAAAAAAATATATTCAAACAAACCTAACCAAGAAGGTGGTTTTAAAACTGTAAAAAGAACAGTTAATAAAACCATGGGTACTGGTAAAGCAAAATTTGAATATAAAGACGGTGAAAATCTTGACGGTGATATGAAAACTGTTAAAAAGGTTGAAACCAAAGAAGCATCAAGAACTTTAGGAAGTGGTTCTAATTTTAGAACTGGCGGTTTACCAAAACCAAGAGCTCATTCAAAATTTAACACGGCAATCCAAAAAGAAAGTATTGATAACAGAGAATTACAAGTTCTTAGAGAAAAAAATGAAGAATACAGAAAAGCACTTAACATTTTTAGAAATAAATTAAACGAAGTTGCAGTGTTCAACTCAAACTTAGCATACGCTACACGTTTGTTCACAGAACATTCAACATCAAAACAAGAAAAGATTAATATCTTAAGACGTTTTGATAGTGTTGAAACTATTAAAGAATCTAAAAACTTGTATAAGACATTAAAAGATAACCTTTCGTCTAAGACAAATCAACCAATGAATGAGTCAATTGAAAGAACTATTCAAAGTTCTCCATCGACAGGGTCATCGGCTAATTTGATTGAGTCTAAAACATATGAAAATCCTCAGTTCTTAAGAATGAAAGATTTAATGTCAAAATTAAAATAAAATAAAATAAACTAAAAAAAAAATAAAAAACCAAAAAAATGGGAGCATTATTAGAATCAGGTCTTGTTGGTAACATCGGGTTAAAACACCTTAAAGTTATCAAAGAAGATACAATTAACAAATGGGATAAATTAGGATTCCTAGAAGGCCTTAAAGGTCACCTAAAAGAAAACGTAGCTCAATTATATGAGAACCAAGCGTCTTTCTTAATTAACGAAGCAACGTCTGACGGGTCTTCAGGTTCATTTGAAACTGTTGTATTCCCTATCGTAAGACGTGTATTCTCTAAATTATTAGCGAATGACATCGTATCAGTACAAGCTATGAACTTACCAATCGGTAAATTATTCTACTTTGTACCTAAAATTCAAGGTTATTCAGGTGGTACTAACACTCAATGGAGTGATGTATCTTCAGGAGACCACTACGCACCACTAGGAGCACCAAACGGACCAACATCTCAAAATGCAGGTTACACAGGAGCTGGAGCGGTAAGTAAAAACCTTTATGACTTATTCTACGAAGGAACTGAACCAGGTTTAGACCCAGCAGGTTTATTCGATTATTCAAAAGGTCGTTGGTCAGCAATCACTGCTACAACCTCAATCCAAAAATGGACTAACGGTTTATTAGTTGATGCTAATATTTCAGGTGATACTGTAGGTGATGCAACTATCCCTTCAGGTAACACAAGAAAAGTTATCGTTAAAATGTGTGGTTTTGCTGATACAGGTGCAGGTAAATTAATCGGACCTGATGGTAATGAAATGGATACAGAATCTTTCTTATCTGATTTAATTATCTTCACAGGTGCAGGTTTATCTGTTTCTGCAACAAACCCATGTCCAGTATCAACAGGAGCTTTATTGTTCAGAGTTGTTACTCAACAATATGGTAAAGGTATCGTTTCTTACGGTAGCACTACTCAAACTACTTGGCCATCAACTGGTAACGGTGGTTCATTCAAAAATATCTGTTCTGCAGATGGATGTATCTACTTAGAAGTTGATTTATCTTGTCCAGTATGTGCTGATTGTGATTCTACATCTTTAGATGGTTACACAGGTACTACTATTACTCAAGCGACTTCAGGAACATCATTATACGCAGCGTTTAGACGTTATGAAGAATTAGAATTTGAAGACAAAATCGGTGAGGTTTCTTTCGACTTAGATTCAGTTACTGTATCTGTTACAGAAAGAAAATTAAGAGCACAATGGTCTCCTGAGTTAGCTCAAGACGTTGCTGCATTCCACAACATCGATGCTGAAGCTGAATTAACAGCTTTATTGTCTGAACAAGTTGCGGCTGAAATTGACCGTGAAATCTTAAGAGATTTACGTAAAGGAGCTGCATGGAACTTACGTTGGGATTACAACGGATGGAGAAGAATTTCTCAAACAACATCTTATACTCAAAAAGATTGGAATCAAACATTAATTACTGCAATTAACCAATTGTCAGCACAAATCCACAAATCAACTTTGAGAGGTGGAGCTAACTGGATTGTAGTTTCTTCTGAGATTTCAGCTATTTTTGATGATTTAGAGTACTTCCACGTATCTAACGCATCTCCTGAGCAAGACCAGTATAACATGGGTATTGAAAGAGTTGGTACTCTTGCAGGACGTTACCAAGTTTACCGTGACCCTTACTTCCCAGCTAACACAGTGTTAGTAGGACACAAAGGAACATCATTGTTAGACACAGGTTACATCTACGCACCGTATGTACCTCTACAATTAACACCTAC